AACAGCCGCCGCAGGAGCAACAGCAGGAGGCCTTACCGGCCTTGCCAGCGAATCGATAACATACCGGCAAATGATCGCGCGCTGCATGACCGGGCGCGGCTATACCGTATTGCGTTGATCTTTTTTAACAGCACTGCACCGGGCATCGATGATCAGCTCTTTTTGCCCTGTTTTTAACAAAAAATAATCGAATATAGCCGGGTTCATACGCCGGTCCCCGGCCTCCCATTGCTGCCACGTACGCAGTCCGGAATATACAATATCGGCCGCTTGCTGCTGCGTTAATGCCGCGTTAATGCGCATGCCTACAATCTCATCCGGCGATGGATTGCTCGCCGGTCTTTTCGCCCGGCTGCGGTTGGCGTGGTTGGCCATGTTATGCGCTTCCTGGCGGGTATGATATGCCGCCACCGCGTTCATCTTCCGCCAATGTTTCTGTTATCAGATCATCGGCAACAGCATCACGCTCACCGCCATTTTTGAGATGACTGGCATACCATTCAATAATCAATCCGGCCATATTGTCTTCGTGCGATTCCCAAAACACTTGTGAGTCAATGCCGCTATGCTCACAGATTGCATTAATAATTTCGGCATTAAAAGTGATTGATCCGCTGGCGCTTCGGCCAAGATTAAGATCAGCAAAGCTGATACCATCAGGGATAGATATTTTTAGTTCTTTTTTCATTATAAGAATGGCCGCGCTGGGCGGCCCATATAGTTTATAGATGTAACATCGATCTTATTTCTTCCGCTGAAAAATCAGAGATAAATACTCCTGGTGGGATGTCGTTAAAATCTTTAGTTTTATCAATAGCTTTTTCTGCCGACTTTGGCCATGATTTACGATTGCCATCTACATGCTGGCGATAGCATTGCCCTTCAATATCTCCACCACACCACTCATCAGTAAGCAGCCATTCCTTATCACCTCTAACTGCTAGAATGGTTCCGTCGTGCCTAAAATCATATGCGCCGATTCCGGAATTTTGAACTCTATAATATGTTGTTTTCATTTTTGTCTCCTTGCCTGCTGCCGGAGGCTTCGGACGGTCAAGAACATCTCAACCATGGAAAGAATTATACGCTCATTGAGCGCATTGTCAACAGTTTTATTCCGAATCCATGAAAAATATTTCATTTCTACACCACCACCGCAAAACTCACCATCAGTTTTGTTAAACGGGACTCCATGCCCGCTTTATTTCGTTTTACTCGCACACCCCGGCAATTCATTTCTTCACATCCAAACAAATAATATCGGGAATTAAACATTATGTTGACATTAAATTAAACATAGTGTTTAATTGCACACATCAACCAACCACCATAAGCCGTAAGCGCAGGTGAATGTTGATTCTTATAACAACTTAACGCACCAAGACAGCGACGCAGCACTCTACGCAATTCCATCAATCATGAAAGCACTGCACAAACTGGGCTGCAAAACAGAAAAACTCATCGTCTTCATCCCGCCCAGCAGGATACCGGCCGGTGAGACTGTTGATTAATTTTAACCACGGCAGAGGAGAAAAACATGACTAAACCAATCACCGACACGATGCACCATATCGGCAACGGATTTTTCATCAGTTCGGCCAGCGACAAATTTCAGGAACTGGTTAAAAAAGTTAATGAATCCGGCAAGACCGGAAAGATCGACCTCACGATCAGCGTTAAAAAGATCGTGAAAAGCGGCGCGATGCATATCACCGGGAAATTCAAGGCACATATGCCGGCGGATGATCCGATGGAAACCGTATTGTTTGCAACCGAGGAAGGCGGCCTGCAAGTCGACCATCCGAACCAGAAAAAGCTTGATCTAACAGTCGTCGCAGAATCTAAACAACCTCTCAAAACTTTAGAAGGAAACTCTTAATCATGGAAGAAGCCACAAACAACAGCGTATCTGAAATTGTCGATCTTGCATCTAAAATACAACCAGTTGAGTTTACCGGCGAGGATTCAACAAGAAGAATAGCCCTCCCTCCAGGCTGGGAATTGAGTGATCACGACATTGAGAAAACAACCGATCATCCAAAGAGAAGAACCGGACTATATAGTCTGACCGACATCGACAGCTTTATCGGATTCATTAATCGCCATAAATCGGAACAAGAAACCGTCATTTACTGTAACGCTGACTTCACGAAATCAACAGTTCTTTTCAAAGTATTCTTCAATGATCACGCACCTGCCATCGGCAATCCAGGATGGCGCGATTTCCTTGCAACCTACAAACCGGAACTCTCCCAAGAATGGAAAACTTGGATCGGAAAGAACGACCAGAGAATGAACCAGCTTGATTTCGCCAAATTTATCGAACAGAACCTTGATGACATCGCTGCAGACGTCGAAAACATGCCGACAGGCCAGCAGTTGCTTGAGATGGCGTTGAGTTTCGAGGCAACAAACGACATGGTTTTGAAATCCTCCGTGCGCCTGCAGGATGGCGGTCTTGATATGGTCTTTGTTGATAAAAGCGACCAGGCAACAATGGCAAAAATGAAAATGTTCGAAAAGATCGCAATCGGCATACCGGTATTTTTCAACGGCACGGCTTATCAAGTTACTGCACGCCTGCGCTATCGTGTTAACGGCGGCACCGCCCAATTCTGGTATGAGCTGATCAAGCCGGAAAAAATCATACAGGATGCAGTATCCGGGAATGACGGCATGATCGAGAAGATCAAGAAAGAAACCGGCGCACCACTGTTTTTTGCAAATATCTAATCACGGAGGCACGATGACAATCAAACTCAAACTCATCGGCCTTACCGGACCAGCCGGTTGCGGTAAGGACACGGTTGCGCGGATCATTTGCGACACGCAGGAATTCATTCAAATCTCGCTGGCTGAACCGATCCGGCGCGGCATATCTGAAATGCTCGGTATATCCATCGAGACATTCACCGGCCGCGAGCTTAAAGAAAAGCCGCTGGCGCAGTACGGCAACAAAACGCCGCGCCAGTTGATGCAAACGCTTGGCACGGAATGGGGCCGCAATTGCGTTGATCTTAATATCTGGCTGAATGTCGCACAGCAACGAATAAACCACATCAACCGGATCGCGCAAAACGGCGATACCTACATCGCCGGTATCGTCATCAGCGACATCCGTTTTCCGGGTGAAACAAAATGGTTGCGAGACCAGGGCGGAACAATCTGGCACATCCACAGACCGAAAAACCCGTTTGCGACGAAATCGGAACACGAGAGCGAAATCCCGCTGATCCCGCAAGACGGCGATCAATTTATCATCAACGACGGCGACATCGATTCCCTGTTTGAAACCGTCAACAACCTGATGCAGCGCATCGAGGAGGCAGCATGATCCCATTCGACACAAAAAACTACCGCGCGCAACGCGGTCACAGCGTATCCGGATGGTCCGTCATTGGCATTGTCTCGCTGGTGATTCTGCTGGCGTGGATGGGTGAACGTGACCTTGAAGCGCAGGTTAAGCGGGTGCAGGAAGCTGCGCAGTGCAGGTGATCTAATTTAATTAAAGACAAGATGATACACGACGCCACTGACCCGGACAGTACGCCACGTTACCAGATGTAACTAAACACGTAACTAAACACGACTATCCGACCAAACACAAGCAAAAGGAATAAACATGAGAACAGCAACCGTACATTTAGAAAGCATATCACCGTATTCGCAAAGCAGACATTATGCCGGTGAGATTGAGAAATTAGATAAAGAAAGCGCCAAGGATTACGAGAAACGCACCTGGAAAAACCGGTTGCATTTTAACAATGATGGGCAAGTATATATCCCGCCGATGGCACTGAAGAATTGTTTATCTGAGGCAGCAAAATATTTATCTATACAAATACCTGGAAAAGGAAAGGCCACATACACCAAGCACATTGAAGCCGGCGTGTTGGTAATGGACCCTGTTATGCTAGGAATCAATAAAGACGACGTACCAGGACAATGGCTTTTTGTTCCATCGGACGGCCGCCGCGGCGGAAGCACCCGTGTCGACAAATGCTTCCCCGTAATCCACGAATGGAAAGGGGACGCAACGTTCCACATTCTGGATGAAACTGTGACGCCAGAAGTCTTCGAAAAGATACTATCAGAGGCAGGAAAATTTATCGGAATTGGATTTTTCAGACCCAGGAATAATGGGTTTTATGGTCGGTTTAAAATTAATAGTATTGAATGGAATTGACCCGACGGAACAGCACTCGACTATATTCGACGGGACGATACCCAACCAGACACTACCTAACCAGACAACACAAGCTTAATTTAAGGTAATCAGAATGCAAACCATCAATCAAAACGGCAGCAGAACAATAGGCGAGATATCTATTGAATCTCAACTACTGCATGAAAGACTATCAGTAATGAATGAAGGCGATGAAATCACTTATGATGATTTGAGCAAGATCGCCGGACGAAACGTACAAACTACCGGATATTCTGCACTACTAACAGCCCGCAGACGTTGTGAAAATATTAATCATATTGTATTCGGAACCATCCCAGGAAAAGGGTTGCGTAGATTAACAAACGATGAAATACCGCAAACCGCTCAATCGCATATCGAGCATATCAGAAGAACAGCCAAGAAAGCCGCAAAGAAACTAGCCTGCGTTAATTACCAGTCGCTTACTGATAAATCTAAATTAATGCACAACATTAATCTATCACTGCTTGGCGTATTGTCAGAAGTTTCAAAGCCGTCTGGATCAAAGATCATAGAATCCCGCATTAAACAGGATCAGCAAGCAATACCAGTTGGCAAGGTGCTTGATCTGTTCAAAGGATAAAAAATGGCATCAGTCAATAAAGTAATCCTCATCGGCAACTTAGGCAAAGATCCTGAAACTCGATATATGTCGAATGGTCATGCTGTTACCAATATCACATTGGCAACGACTGATACCTGGAAAGACAATAACGGTGAGAAGCAGGAAAAAACCGAGTGGCATCGCATAACTTTTTATCGAAAGCTGGCTGAAATTGCCGGTGAGTACCTAAAAAAAGGACGTTCAGTTTATATCGAAGGCAGGCTTGAAACTCGCAAATGGACTGACAAGCAAGGCATCGAGCGCTACACCACGGATATCATAGCAACCGACATGAAAATGCTTGGCGGAAAACCACAAGGCCAACAGTCTGAAAGCAATTCCACCCCTGCAAAAGCTGGCGCAAGCGGCGGCAATGATGGCGGGTTTGATGATATGGATGATGATATTCCGTTTTAGGGACTAACTTATAAAAATGAACTTAAAAGAGCACTTATTAATTACGTTGGCTGAGGAATGCGCTGAAGTTCAGCAGGCAGTAAGCAAGGCGCTTAGGTTTGGTGCGAAATATTCTCGCCCAGGATCAGAATCGACTAATGCGCGAGATATTGAGAAAGAATTTATTGAGGCGATGGCTGTGCGCGACATGCTTAGGGAGTTAGGCGTAATCACGCAGCCAGGAGATTCTAAAAAAATTTACGATGACAAAAGAGCGCGGGTAGAAAAATATCTCGATCTGGCCAGAAAAAATGGAACGATAACACGATAGAAAAACAGCAAATTATTTACCTGATCATGCATAAATCAGCAGGACAAATAGCATATGAGCGTGACTTACAAATGTATCCGCTATACCACGACGGCAGCAGACGGCCTGAATGGAATCAGCTACCAGGATACACGCAGGAAAGTTGGAATATGAATCCGACACAAAGGTGGATTATTTACAATTTAACGGGACCTAAATAATGAGACACTTAACTATTGTATACACAATAAACGATGAAAAAGCGTTTGAGGAAGAAGCGCAAAGAATAAGAAACATGACAAAGCCATCCGATGGAGAGCCGTTCGCAATAACAGCTTATTCACTTGATCACGAAATTAATAGATTAGATTTAATTTGTGAGGCCATCAACTCATGCCACGATAAGTATATGATCGAGCAAATATACTCAGCAAACGATGTCGGTCAGTACAGCAGCATAGAAGAGTTCATCAATGCTAATCCGTAATATGATTAGTAAAAATAGCAAATGACCAACTACGTCACCATAAAAAAATTCTGCGCTGACACCGGCTACTCACCGGATGCGGTCCGCTCAAAAATCTCACGCGGTGACTGGAAACAAGGGAAAGAGTATATTAAAGCCCCGGACGGAAGAATTTTAATCAATATTGAAGGTTATGAAAAATGGGCGGAAAGTACCCCGGCGTGCGGGAATCCAGTGAGTCATCAATTGAGATCGACTTCTATTACAACGGCCAGCGCTGCCGGGAACGTCTCGCACTTAAGCCCACCCCC